TTGTGATCTAAGTGTTGGATCAATAATCTGAGTACAAGTTGGGCAAGTTTCATTTTTCTCGTAGAATTTTGCCTCTTTGACCAATGCTTTTATTTTTGTTTTGAATTGGGCTTGATATTGTAGTAGTGCTTGTTTTTTATCATTAGCACGATTTAATTCCTCTTGCATTGTTTTTTGATTTTCATCAATAAACTTCTGACACAATATATTATTGTCTTCCAAAGTATCACACTCAGATATTAAATCAGATATATCAGAATTTCTTTTATCTATAAATTCCTCATTTAATGTGGTCAAATCTTTGATATATTTCTTCTGAGTTTTTATTTGATTTTCAGTTAAATCAATAGTGTATTTTATATCTTTTAATTTTTCACGTAACAATGCAGTTTTCTCTTTAAGAATAATATTCATTTTAGAGAAAACATTTATATCTAATAAATCCTCAATAACATCTCTACGATGTTGTGCTGGAAGTTGCATAAATGGAATAAAAGAACTGCTGCCTAATACTACAATTTGATGAAAAGATTTGTGATTTAGTTTCAAAATATTTTGTTCTAATATTTTTTGATACTCTTTAGCATGGGATGATTGATCAATCATACTACCATTTGTCCAAATCTCAAAAAGGGTTGGCTTTATCCCACGAACAATTTTAAAGTCTTTACTTCCTATTGAGAAGGCAACTTCAACCACACAATCTTTATTATTAATTGTATTAACTAATTGAGGTTTGTTTATGCCACGATGAGGTTTGCCAAATAGCCCAAATGATATGGCATCCAACATAGTTGATTTACCTGACCCATTTAATCCTACAATGAGAGTAGATTTAGAATTATTTAATTTTATTTCAGTCCAATTATTCCCAGTTGATAGGAAATTTTTATACTTCAATGATTTAAATATTATCATGCGATTTCAAGTGCCTGTGCTTCAGTCAATAAATTTCTCATTTCAATTTTAATTCTAGACTTATCTAATTCAGTATCAACATTATCAATGTAACTGTCAAGAAGAGTAGTGGTATCTTCTACAGATACTCCTTCATCACCCACTCTTTCACCTATAAATTCATCAAAATTCTCAGCAATTTTTAATTCATGTATTTTTCTATTCGTTATTCTATCACAAAATTGATCAAATGTAAAGGGATTAGATTTATTAATTACGACTAATTTAACAAACTTATTGTCTAAATAGTCTACATCATAATTACTATAGTCTGTCTTTGTATCGTCATACAATATCTTTTCAAATAATGTGAAAGGATTAACTATTGCTTCTAATTCGCGAGTTTCAGTATCTAGTACATGAAAGTGTTTAGGGTCATGAGCGTCTGACCAGAAAAATTCCATTTGAGTACCTAGATAAAAAATATTATCTTTTTGGGATTTGGTATGATAGTGACCAGATAAAACCATTTCAAATCTTGAAAATGCTTCTTTATCCATACCATGCGTATTCTTAATTCCACGCATCATATCAAAACCAGATAATTCTAAGTGACCACCAAGAAATGATGCCTTACAATTTTTCACAAAATTCATAGATTCTTCATAGTTCTCAGAAGTAATCCATGGCAATAAACCAATATCTAAACCGCCATAATTCATCACTGTTGGTTTCATAACAATATGAACTTCATTCATATAATGACCCAATAGTTCTTTGAGCGAATTTAACTCGTTAGTATTTTTGAAATATGTGTCGTGATTACCCGGAATAATATCCATAGTCATGCCACGCTCTCGCATAGGGTTTAGAAAACTCTTGCGATTGTGTGTCAATGCTCTAAAGTTAATAAACTTGCGATGATCGTAATAATCTCCCAGATGCAAAATTTGCTTGATATTATGATTGTCACAATATGGAAATAATATTTCTTTATAAAATTTTGCCGCATTATCTAAAAAAATATCAGAGGCATTTCTTATACCTGTATGCGTATCGTTTAATATTAATAATTTCATTCTAAAAAGTCTTTCAAATCGGAATCAACATTAACTGTTCTTTTTTTCCTTTGTTGTTTCTCAGCCTTACCAAATTCTTTTATTTCTGTGTCGTATTCTTTTACTTTGTCAATTCGGTCTTTGAGAACATCAATGAAATGTGTCGCGACACCAGTTGAAGCATCGCCATTTTCAGTAACAAGGAACGCTTCTATACCAGATTGAGACATATATTTTTCTTTAATATCTTGTTGTTTCTTCTCTTTGGCAATTCTTCTTAGGAATGCATACCAAATGATTTGAGTGAAATAAGCAAAGGCGTTTGGTTTACCACTTCTAGTAGCAGCATTAATATTATAATTTTCTACTGCCTTTAAACAATTCTCTACTGCGTCCATAACCATTTCTTCACGATAGGTATACCTAATAAAATTAGATTTATGAGAAAGATTTTCAGCAATTCTTAAAAAACATAATGCCAAATAATTTGGAACTACAGGCAATTCTTCATTATTATCTCTTGCTTCATTTATAGTTTTAACATATTCTACAATTTTTTCTGAAAATTCGGCATTATTTACATAATGGGTATTTTTTGTTTTGGCCTTTGGCATTCAATTCACTCCTTGTATTCCTACTATTATACCACAAATAGACGGTAATGTAAAGCATAATTATTTTATTTTATTTTAGGGGTTGACAGAATCATAAGTTAAGTGTATAATAAGGAGAATCCTTTATAGGGGGGAATCAATGTTTATAACCTGATGGAAATTTTATAATATTTTCATCGCTGTCAAGCATTTCGTGAAATTTAACTTCTAAATCTTCCTTTTTATTATATAACCTTTCCATCCAAGTTTCAACATCTAAATCCTCATCCACTTTATTAGTAATGGCTTTGTCAAATTGACTTATTAAATCCTCGCTAGGTACTGCTATGGCTAATATATGCATATCATTTAATGAAATAAGTTCTTGTGTTTTTTCTTGGAATGAAATCCAAGGCCGAAGCATACCATAACTTCTATTCGCATCAATTTCAATTTTACAAATCTGAAGTGCGTGACGAACTATAAGTTCATCATCAGTGATATCTACTATTTCACAAAGTATTTCATCTCCTGATGACATTTTTATTTGTTTTACTCTTTCAATATCTTTAGCACTCATAATTTCACCTCGTATTTTTTAAAGTTGAACTGTTCTTTTTTGTATATTTTTAATCGTTCTTCTCCATGAAGTAAAGCATAATTCATTTTCTTTTTATGCCGTAAATCGTCTATCACATCATATAATTTAGTAATTCTTCCATCGTCACTTTTTCGCAATCCTCTACCAACACTTTGCAGCACTCTAATTTGAGATTTACTTGGTGAAGCAAATATTATATTGTGTAGGTTTCTAATATTTATACCAGTACTAAAGGTTCCTAGAGATGCAACAATGATTGCGTCCTTTTGACTTTCTACAATTTTTCTAATGGCTTCTCTATCTGCCGCTTCTGTTGCTCCAGAAACAAAAAATACTTTTCTCTTATCTTCTTTTTTATCGCATATTAAATCATAAAGAACCTTACCATGCTTTTCCACAAATTGAAATAGTACTAGCGTATTGCCATCCATACCTAATGATAAATTGCGAATAAATTTATTTCTTTTTTCATTTAAAACAATCCAATTAATTTCTTGTGCATAGGTGTTTCCTACGTTTTGAAAACAATCATCCTCATCATATTTCAACTTTAACATATATATTTCAAGAGGCGCAAGTGTCAAATCGTCTTGTAGTTTTTTAGTAGTAGTTACCTTTATTACCTTTCCAAATAATCCTTCTAAAACCAATTTGTGAGTTTCAGTACCATCTAAAGTTCCAGTAGTTCCAAATCTATATGCAGTGTTTCTACTTTTATTCATAATAGATGTTAAGGATTTTGATTTAAACCCATGACACTCATCACCAAAAATTACACCAAAATTTGAAAACCATGGTGCAGGTAGTTTGTAAATAGATTGCCAAGTTGATATAATTATTCTTTCTTTTATTCCTTTTTTTGCTTGACCAGAGTAAATAAAATGGCAATCCTTTTCTATATTAACACTATTATCATGTGAAGAATAATCACTAAAATCTGCAAACATCTGTTGAACAAGAGAAGTAGTTGGAACAATAACCAAAACATTATCGTGATGATTTTCCATATACCATCTCATCAAAACATATATTATCAATGATTTACCTGATCCAGTTGGTGATAATAAAAGAGACCTTCTTTCTCTTATGGCAGAACATACAGCATCAAATTGATAACTTCGTATAGATATTGGTTCTCCACGACTCCTCAAATTTAAACTTTCAATAAAATCCATAATTTCTCTTGGATTTATTTTATTAAAAACTTCTGGTGGGCCGTACTCCCCATCTTCATATTCTAATTCATATCCTCTTTCTTTAGAGAATATTTTTAGTTGATGTAATAATCCTGATGGCAATTCATGAGATAGAGCATTAAATATCTTTATCTTACCATCCCACATCTTTGATTTATATTTTGGCATGTACTTATATCCTGGAACAAAAAACGAAAAATATTCATTTAGTTCTTGAATAATACCATTATCACAACCTAACAGAAGAGAACATTCATTCTTCTTCTGTACTACTATCTTATCCACCGCTTTGATATACCTTCCACTTTATTATATTGCTTATTGTTTGATGCCGCCAGCGTAATGTCTCTACAATTTCTTGGAGCGTTTCAATCAATGTCTTATAATAGATTATTTTTTCTTCACTTTTCTGAATATCTGGATCAGAATCGTAATAATAGTTCATATCACCCTTCATAATTTTCATACCATCAAATGGGTCAAACTCCCAATTCTTTTCAATAATTTGGTTTTCAGTCATCTTACCATTATAATATAGCCACTTATCTTTGAGAAGAATTTTTTGATTCATCTCAGCCCGTTTCTTTTGAAGTTTATATACTGAAAGTAATTGCAAATATTTTGCATGTAATTTCGCAATGTCCACACTAGATTTATCTAGATTATGCTCATCAATATTACAGTCGTTTGACCAATGTTCAAGTATTTCTTCAAGGTTAAGCAATCATATTCTCCATAATGTATTAGTAATATATAGGTCTATTTTATCTCGTAATATCCAATCTTAAAGTTTACTGGAAAGGTAATTACAGGTGATGTTTCGGAAGTTGCTTCCATTAACACTGTACCAATGCTAGTGGGAACACAATCAATATATCTAATCGTCCTCACAACATTATTGTGACTACTAGTTATGGTTAAAGTTATGTCTAATTCTTGTGTTGAAGAAACAGATGCTGCTTTATCCATAGGAGATTTATATTTTGTTTCAACCAAAGAACTCAACAAGTTAAAAACTTCAATATAAGTTTGCATATTTTCATCAACTAAAATATCCATCGCCAAGTCTTCAAAAGTTAGTGTATCACCTGGAATTGAAATGCTTGAAATTCTCTTGAATGGTACACTTGGTGCTTGAACGCTTACACCGGGATGCACAATTCTTTGAGCGAAGAACTCAAGGTTTCCAAATGTGCTATGGTTTATAACTACCTTAAAATTGGTAGGTTGAAGATAGTTCATATTTGTGGTAACTGTTGCCATCTGATTTTATCCAATTATATCCAATTATATCCGATTATATCTATATTTATACTTGACATACCTATAAAATTATAGTAATTATAATTGTAACAAAAGAGAAAGAGAGAATCATATGACTTTTGTAGTTCACACTCAAGTTCTGGAAAATTATGGCGCACATGCAGAGGATGGAAAATTCTCAAGTGGTAATGCTTACTGGAAGTTCAAAGGTGGAAACACTTATATTGTTTCTGACGTTGAACGTGAGCAAGATGCAGTTGCTTTCGTAATGGCTGCTTTCTGCGAAAACAATGTGGCATGGAAAGAATATCCTTCTTCAAATACGACTGTTGATGAGTGGTTGCAAACACTTGAAGAAGATGATAAATCCTATCGCGATTTTCAAAAGGAAATGGCTTTGAATGTTTCTCCCCATAATGGAAAAACTGTCAAGGTAGGATTTTCTTCCTAATTACCATAAAAAAAGCAGTGCCGTAGCACTGCTTTAAAAGTTTTATAGAGGGCGAAATCGTTAATTGTTTCGCCCTTCTTGTGCAATACTATGCACCCAGAATGTTGTCCACTCTGAAGATTCTGTAGTATTGGTTTGTTTGCTTTGTTGCAAGACCGTTTGCTGGCGAAGAACCAACAAATGGGTTTGATACCATGCCGTAACGAGTTTTGAAACCAATTTTTGGCTGGAAATCATTCTCACCAACGGCGCGAACCATTGTGAGAGGTACATATGGGCAATAGAAGATACCAGCATCATATGCATTTGTACCTTTATAACCTACAGTGATGTAGTCAACAGTGGCATATGGGTCAACATATACTTTTGTGCGTCCGTTAAGAACACCAGCAAATGTGTTACCAGTGTCATCAACATTCAAGTTGGTTGACATTGCTGGAGCATAATCCAACATACCAGTTGCTGCCAAGCACGATGCAACATCACTAGATGTGATGATGAAGTTACCGCGACCTCTACGAGTTTCTTTGGCAATGTTATTGGCTTCACGCTCAATTTGAACCATGAGACCTTTAAACTTCTCAACGCTCCAACGACCATCAGCATCTGTTTGAAGATCAAAAACACCATTCAACAAAGTGTTACCAGTGGATGCACCAGTTTTTGCTTGTGAGTTGATGGTACGAATAACTTCGCGGTTGATTTCCGCGAGGATTTCAGTTGAAAGAATGTTGGCGAGTTCGCTTTCAGCGTCCAGACCATGAATTGCTTTCAAATCCTGTGCGAGTTCAAGCGAATATTCTGCTTTCAATGCGCGTGTTTTGGCAGATACAGTTGCTTTTTCAATGGTGAAACCCATTTCAGCAAATGCACTTGCACCAGATGTTCCAAGTGCTTCGCCATTTGCAAGCGACATTCCTGGAGTACCAACAGCAGGATCATTACGGTTATTGTCAATGCTTGAGTCAGGTGTTCCTGAATCTGCTACACCAGAAAGACCAGAACCATCGGCTACCATGTTTGCAGCAGAATCTCCAGAGAAAGCAGTTACTGCTTCATTAAAGAGTGCTTCATCATTTGCACTTGCCCCACCGCGAGAAGTTTCATAGGTTGATTTCATTGCGAAAATCAGACCAGTTGGACCTGTCATTGGCTGAACACCACATACATCATATGCCATCATGTTTGGCATTGCGCGGCGAACCAACGAAATAAGTACAGGGTTCCAGTTAGCAACATTTGCTGTGTTGTTTGCTGGTGCTGCTTCTGTCAGTTGACCGAAACCACCTTGTTGTGTTGCTTGCTCACGCAAAGCAATTTCTTGGTTTTCAAGCACAAC